CTGACCAACCATTTCCCTATATTTACTTTGGAATATCCCCTATTAGATTACCCCAAATAGGTTGGACAGGTAGGGTAGGTAGGACGGTTAAGCCGTGGATACGGGTTTGCGGTGGCCGTACCCACGTCCAACCTGGCCAACCTTGTTAAATCTCAGCATGTATTGCGACACTAATGTATTGGAAAAAGCTACTCTGCGTAGGGCTGGCGGAGGAGGTTATGTCAAAATCAACCGTGGAGGCCGCAAAATGACACCTTGGCAACAGGTCGCTTTCGATGATCCGATCACGGAGGCCGAGAGGTTCACCGAATTGAACACTGTAGGCGCTAAATTCGGGCGCTACGTGGGAGATTGGCGTGTTGCGCTTATCGTGGACGCCACCGAGGGGATAAGCGAGGCGTGGCCGTGCTGGCACGTTTCCGTGGTCTACGGCGAATTTATCCGTGGCGTGGCCCGGCCCGCGTTACCGTTGGCGGCCTGGAACCGGCTCCGGCTGCGCTTTGCGCAACGCCTGATACGCAAGCACTTGGCAGGCGTGGGCGATCCGCTTTCCGAGCGCATCGCAATACCGGGCCAACTCATTAAGCGCGCCGCCGAGACAAATCGCGCGCCCCCTTGCGGATTGGCCGGTAGAAGGCGTATGACTGTGGACGAGGTGCGCGAGTGCTTCGCCGCGCAAGCCGACGTTGTGGCGCGACTCAACCCAACATTCGGGATGCTCAATGGCTAAAGTTAAGAGCAAGACAAACCACATGCCGCGAATTCGCGGCCCGCGCCTGCTGTCTTACATTGTATTGCCGGTCGATAGCCTATCCGCCGTGCAACTTGAAATCAAAAGGCGCTATGAGGCTCTCGCCAAGCTACAGTATGAGCACGACTTGCCACGTCCGGTGATCGAAACATTGATTAGCAAGCCGGAGAGAATTTGTTGCGACAAGTTTCTTATCGCGTTCGATGCCCAGAGCGATTCGGAGGGGTGGCTCGGTATGTTGCTCTATGACGATGGGGTTGTTCGGCTCAACAGCTGTGATGACAGGTTGGAAAGCATTGCGTACTGTCCGTGGTGCGGGGGTAGGATTAATGGATAGAGAGCTCATTGACGTATGGGATGTGCCATCGCTTCCGGAAGAGCGCCGCCGCGAGCTCGGCAGGCTGGCGTTCCAAATATTAGATCGTCCGCATATCCACGGAGACACCGCTGTTTCTTGGGCGTTAGAAATGTCGGTAAGTAACATTATTCCAGACGATGTTACAGAACCCATTGAATCGCTCGCATGGATTGGTAAACCGCAAGATCAAAGCGGCTTGATCGCGAGCGATTCAATCCGGTCGCAATACGAAGGCCCAGCCAAAAAACGTTGGAACGCGATCGCCCTTTTTGGATACATACCGGCGATTTAGCGAGGAGAGGTCTCTGATGGATAAGCGCGATGCAATTATTAACGCTATTTTAATCATAGCAGTTCAAGCGTTGATACTTTTGCATGTCTTTCTGGCGCAGTGCCATGGATAGCACAGACAAACTCATAGCCGACTTGCAGCGCATCGGCATGTCCAAGCCGGATGGCTTCGATCATCCTGTGATCTTTCTCGCCAAGGTATACGCGGGTCAGATCGGCATTGAGCGCCGTGAGCCGAACGGGCTTGGCGTGATGGAGACGCTTACATTTCCAGCAACGATTGAACTTCGCGCTAAGTGTGCGATGGCAGTTGCCGAATTTATCGAAGCGAAACTGAAAGCGCTAGAGGTCAGCGGCGCAGTTGTCGTTGAGGTTCCGCCGCGCATTGACTATCGCAACCTACCGATCATAGACGTGACACCGCCGAAAGCAGCGCGCATATCCGGCAACGGAAACGGCAATGGGCATAAACGCAAGACAGCGCCGAGGATATCGTGACTGAACAAACAGCAGCTCCTTTGAGTCAAGTCGTAAACCTACAGTTTGCGCAAATCTTGCTCAACGCCATTTCGACGGCACAGGCATTCGGCATTGGTAAGGGCTTCGGGCTGACGCTAAACCTTGCTGGGTATAGCGCCACAATCTCAATCGTGAGAACGGAACCGCAACCGCAATCATCGTGACTCTCCCGCTCTTCATTCCGCGCACGTACCAAATCCCGTTCATGCGCTCGTTCGCGCGGGAGGAGTACAAGCACTACATGCTCGTATGGCCACGTCAGCACGGCAAGGATAGGTGCGCGATGAACGCGGCGGCGGAGATAGGTTTCCAGCGGCCCGTCAACATCTTTCACTGCTTCCCGAAATATGAGCAAGCGCGCATTGCGTTTTGGGAGAACATAGACGCTGAGACGGGCCGGAAGATGTATGAGGATTTGACGCCATACGGCGTGAAGCCGCGCGAAGATACGATGAGTCTGACGTTCCCGAACAACACGCTCTATCGCCTGATCGGATCGGACAACTATCAGCGTGTAGTCGGGGCCGGGCCATTCATCATCATCTATTCCGAGTGGGCGCGTTGCGACCCAGCGGCGCGTGCGTATTTTCTCCCGATGATCTTGCGCAACGGCGGGATCGAGGTATTCATCACAACGATGTATGGTGAGAACCACGCGGCGGCGATGGCCGATGTGGCCGAGAAACAGCACGGCAAGGATTGGTTCTACTCGTTCCTCACTGTTGACGATACGATCAAAGATGCGCCGGGCGAACCGCACTACGGCGATCCAGTTGTGTCGCGTGAGCAACTTGAGTCACTGCGCAACGAGTGGCAAATCTCGCTTGGGAAATCCGGAATGTCAGAGGAAATGACCCAGCAGGAATTTTACAATTCGCGCGCTGGCGTGATGCAGGGCGCCATCATCGGCAAGCAATTGGACGCCGCGCTTCACGATGGCCGGATCACAGACCTGCCGATCTTGCCGGGCGTTCCGGTTGATACCTATTGGGACTTGGGCAAAAACGATTCGACGTGCATCTGGTTTGTCCAGCCGGACGGCCCCTGGTACAACCTGATAGATTTTCTTGAGGCGAGCGGAGTTGATGTGGACTGGTACGCAAAGGCGCTGCAAGAGAAGCCGTACATTTACCGTTCGCATGTGTGGCCTCACGATGGGAAGGCGCGCCCAATGCAGGGTTCTGGCGAATCGCGTATGGAGACTGGAATCCGCATGATGCGTCCCGCTCCCTCCATCTTGCCGCGCGGCGATGTTCCGGACGGAGTCAACGCCATGCGGGCCGTGATGGCTCGTGTTCGGATCGACAAGACGCGCTGCGCCCGTGGGCTTGACGGCTTGCGCGCGTACCGCTATGAGTGGGATGAAAAGCTAAAGCGATTCCGTGACGTGCCGTATCACGACTGGGCATCGAACATCGCGGACGCATTTCGCACTTTCGCCATGACCGCTCGCGGAATACAGCCGCCGAAGGAGCCGCAACGCCCGCCCAGTTTCTCCGCTACGCGCGGGCCAAACGCATGGATGGCAAGATGATCGGAATTTTCATCAGCGCGGCCGATGTTTGCGCTCCAGGTAATCCGGGCGATTGCACCCATTATGTGCGCAAAGAGATTCGATCAAGCGATGTGTTCAGCGGGCAGAAAGACATTCATGGCGTTCCGCTGATGCTAACCGCCGATCAAGCGGAAAGAATCCAGTCATTCAGCACTCAAAACGAATGGCCCGCACCGCAGTGGACCGCAGAGCGGCATGAGCTATGACCGAACTTTCTCCAGCCTCTCCAACCGGCATCCGCAAGTCTGAACCCGTTCCAAAGCCCAAGAGCGGCGAAGGCAACGAGGATCAAGATTTTCTACGCCAGATGCGCAAGCGCGTGGCACGGGCCGAGGAGTACAATCGCGCGAATGCGGAGCGGTACACAAAGGACTTGGATTTCCTGATTGGCGAAGACCGTTCGCAGTGGGATGCATCCGTCAAGGCCGCGCGTGAATCCCAGAAGCGCCCCGTCCTGCAATTCAATCTGCTCCCGAAATTCTTTCATCAGGTCAGCAACGAGATCAAGCAAGCCTCGCCGAATTTCCTTGTGCGCCCGGAACAATCAGACGCGAACACGGAAGCGGCGGAGGTCTATGAGGGGATGATCCGGCACATCAATAACCGCAGCAAGGGAGATCAGTCACGCGAGATTGCGGTTGACAATGCGCTTCTTGGCTTTGGCTACTACGCACTGACAACGGCTTACGCGAAACAGTATTCGGACTGGGATGACGACGGAGATCCGGTTGACAACGAGGCGGCGGAGTCCAAGCGCGAAGAAGCCGAGGAGTTGTTTCGCAAGGAAATCCGAGTCCGCACGATCACAAATCCGCTCGACGTAAAAGACGATCCAGACTGCAAAACTTTTGAGGGCTCGGATCGCAAGTGGCTCGCCTATGAGCAGCGAATTAGCCGTGAGGATTTCAAAGCCCGCTATCCAGACGCGCAACTGGCGCAGATCGTTGTCGATCCGTGGGAAGATGATATGCGCGGATGGTGGAGCGATAAGGAAATCCGCCTTGTCGAATACTGGTACGTCGAGGAAAAGATCAAGACGGTTGAGAGCAACGGAAAGACGCGTAAGACGGTTCAGCGCAAAGTGTGCTGGACTATCTGCACCGCCGATCAAGTCTTGGAACGTGGCGATTGGCCGGGCCGGTGGATTCCGTTCATTCGCGTTGTGGGCTGGGCCACGTTCCTGAATGGCAACTTGCACCTTGAAGGAATGACGCACCAAAGCCGCGATCCGCAAGAGGCATACAACTACATGCGGACTGGTCAAGTTGAGCGTGTTGGACTGAACGCGCTATCACCGTGGCTCATGGCCGAGGGTCAGGATGAGGGCTACGCGTCGCAATGGCAGGAAGCGAACAGCGCAGCCTATGCGTCTCTCAAGTACAAGCCTGTCGGTATGGCGAACGGTCAGCCCGCGCCGCCCCCGCAACGGCTTGATCCCCCACCGCCTCCAGCCGATATCATGGCAGCCGCAGAGTTTGCGAAACAGGACTTGCATGAGTCGTTCGGCATGTCGCCGTCGTCTGTTGGCCAGCCGTCGAATCAGCCCACGGCGAAGCAAGATGAAATGCTCCGGCTGGAATCCGACACGGCGAATTTTCACTTTATCCGCTCGTTCCAATTTGCGTTGGAGTTTGAAGGCGCGATGCTCTTGCAGTTAATCCCGCGCGTGTACGATACCAAGCAAGTGATCCGCATTCTGGGCGAGGATTCGCAACCCAAGATCGTAAACATCAATCCAGACATGATGCCGGGCGCAAAGCGCAAGGCCGTCGTAACCTATAACGATACGGACGGGAACCCGGTCAAACATTTCAGCCTTGGCGTAGGCGAGTACGATCTTCGCGTCGAGATGGGGCCAGCGTTCAGTACGCAGGTTGAAAAGACGCGCTCAGAATTGCTTGAGGCGATGAAACTTGGCGGGCCACCCGTCGCGGCGGTGATGATGCCGTACTGGGTTCGATCTTCGCAGTTGCGCGAAAAAGACATGCTCGCCGAATTGCTTGAAGGTATGTGGCCTCCCGCACTCGTTGACATTAAGAGTAAGTCAGCGCAAGGCATGGACAAAGCCGCCGTGTCCGCGATGCGCGTTCAACTCGCGCAGTCCGTCCAGAAGAATCAGCAAATGGCTGAGCAATTGCAAGCGATGGCGAAAGAACTTGGGGACAAGCGCGCCGAACTCGCATACAAGCACATGGCTGAGATGGCGAAGGAGGAGGGCCGTCGCGTAGCCGCTATCGCGCAAATGCAGACGGCGGTCATCAAAGCCGATCAGGATATTTTCACTACCGGCATGAAAACCGGGCACATCCCCGGCGCCGTTCAAGGCATGGAGGTCGTGCATCAATCAGGAGCCGAGGGAGTTGCGCGCGTCGAGGAAAAGGCTGATAAGATGGAGCACGGCAACGGAGCGAGCGCGCCCCAAAGCCAAGGACCGCCATAATGACCGAACCGATTTACGATCTTGGCTATGAGCCGATCTATGATGTCGAGCCGGAGCTTGTTGAAGATGTGTTGGATGACCAAGATGAAACAGAAATACTTCCGGAGGTTGAATAGCCATGGCCGAAGGTGAATTGAAGCCGACAGTTGAAACGATTGCGCCGATTACCGCGCCAGCCGTTGAAGAGCCAAAGCTCAAGACGCATTCCAGCGGCGGAGTTTTCATGCGCGAATCTTTTTCCGAAGCGCCAGCCGAAGCGAAGCCAACTGAAGCGACGAAGCCGGAAGCGAAAACAGATCCCGCGCCGGATGCGAACAAGGGAATGATTCCGGCGTCGCGACTTGCCGAGGAACGCGCTAAGCTGATTGGACGCGCCCGCGCCGGACTCGATCCAGAAACAGGTCGGCCAATCGCCAAGCAAGCCGAATCGGAGCCCACAGAAAAGCCGAAACCGGCGGAGCCGTGGCGCAAGGACTTGGAGTCCGCGCCGTCGAAAGACGGAAAGATGGTGGACGGTAAGCTGGTCGAATGGGAAGACACTGGGGAATATCTCACAGAGCTTGCCCGCGTCACGGCGAAGAACGTAACAGTCGAATCGTCCGGCCGCGCCCGTGTTGAACAGGAGATGAACGACCGGCAGAAGGACGCCGATGCTTTTGTCGCGTCCGAAGCCGCCGCGTTCCGAGAGTGGGATACCGTCAAGCGCCCGGCGTTTCTAAAAGAGGCTGGGATTGCCGAACCTGAATTTGAAGCCAGCCGGACGCGTTTGGGTGAAATGCAGAATGTGCCGGAATCAACCACGCAACTGTTCCGGTATTTCACGCTGCATGAAGCCGAGTCCGGCCCGCGTTTCCTGTATGAGCTTGGCCGATTGCCGGACGCGCGGTTGATTGAACTCGCCGGAATGTCTACGGGCAGGCTGCACCGCGAGTTTATCAAGATGGACACGCGACTTATGGGCGGCCTCGGACTGGACGGCAAGCCGCGCGCCTTGACAGAAAGCGCGAAAGGTGGGAATGGTTCAGGGAAGGCGCCGCGCGTCAGCATGTCACCCGACCCGCCCACAATGCTGAACGGCGGTTCGGCTTCACTGGCGAAACGACTTGGTGATGCCGGAAACACGGCTGAGCAAAACATCACACTGTTGCGCGAACAAAGGCGCGAACAAGCGAAAGCAAGAAAGTAGGAATGCGAGTGGCGTGCGGCATTGCCGTTGTTGAGCGACGCTCCGCGCCCTGGAACAAATCGGAGGCGCCACTCGTATGCCCTCGTTGGCGGCATCGTAGCCATCGGTAGTTTCGACCGTGAGCAGGCCGCAGATTCACCCGCTCGTTGGCCGGGCAAAGCCATCGTCCCGCACATGCTCTTGTGCGGGTTCGACCTGAACGGCGTAGGGACGCCTTCAGCGCCGTAAGAATCCCCAACCATTTGTATCCTGGTTCCGCGTTCGCGCGCAAAGCGCGAGCGTGGGCGATTCTTAAGGTGTGTCATGCCTAACCAACTTGCTCAATACCAGCTTGTCGCGGACAAAGTCCTCGACATTCTGGAATCAACCTTGGCGTTTAGCGGCATGGTCAACATGCGCTACGGCGCCGAGTGGGCCGGACAGAAATTCGGCCCGACGCTCCAAGTCGAGCGGCCTTCCCGCTTCACCATCCGCACAGGTGACGCGGTCGCTCTACAAAACATTGTACAGCCCACGATTCTCTTGACCGTTCAGCCGGTGTTCGGCGTGGACGTGCCTATCGGATCGTCTGAAATGGCGATGCTACTCGGGAACAAATTCACGGATTGGGATGCGAAAGTCGGCGAACCCGCCGCGTCTCAACTCGCGACCTCGTTTGAGCAGAACATCGCCGCGCTCAACAATCTTTTCTACAACCATGTTGGAGTTCCCGGCGCCAATCCGGCGGTGCTGGCCGACATCGCGGCTCCGCAACGGCGCCTCGATGATGAAAACGTGCCGCGTCTTGGCCGTGCGGGCGTGCTGAATCCTGGCGCGCACTGGTCACTGGTTGGGACGGCTGGCGGTTTGACAGGGAACTTTGTGCAACCTGTGATTGACGCTGTCGAGACTCGCGCCACGCTGAAAATCCCTCTGCTGGGATTGTCAAACGGGCTGTCCATGTCTCAAGTCGCCTGCACTCACACTTGCGGCACGATGGCGGGCGCCCCGACGATCACCGTAGCGAATCAGCAAGGCACTACGTTCCTCACGACCGGCTGGACTGCTGGCTCAACGCTGTCTGTCGGTGACGTAGTCACGTTCGCCGGTGTCAACGCGGTCAATCCGCAAACACGGCGCTCGACTGGCGTGTTGCGGCAGTTTGTAGTGGCGGCTCTTGCCACCGCGGACGGTGCCGGGAACATGACCATCACCGTGTTGAATCCGCTCAATCCGCCTATCGGCGGTGTGGATCAGCAATTCCAAACCGTCGACGCCATGCCCGCAGCGGGCGCGGTTGTCGCGGTGCCAACGGCTGGCGCGGCTTTCGCGCGTTCCGGTCTGACTCAGCAAGAGAGCATGGTGTTCCATCGGGATGCCATTCTCGTTGTGACGCTTCCTCAGCCCGAATTTCCCGGCGCGTATTTCTGTACGCAGCGCGATTACAAAGGCATCAACTATCGCGTGTGGATCGACGGCGACATTCGGAACAACCAAGCGATCATGCGTCTCGATATCCTCGCCGCGTTCGGCGTGGGCAACCGGGAAGCGTGCGTCCGCATGACATCATAGCCACGGAGAAAAGAAACATGAAAAGCGCAATCCAGTATTTCCTCCGGGTGATGGGACGTGCGGTCAATCGCCTGGACTCCGCGCTTCAACGCGCGGAATACAATCTTGCGGTGATGTTCTCGCCGTTCGCGGCTGGGATCGTCACCGAGGTTGGGCAAGCGGGGCCGCTGTCAGATGGGCAAACCCTGCACCGCGAATCAACGGTGCCGGGCGCGATCTACGGCGTTCCAGTCCAAGGGCCGGTGACTCAACCGACCAACCCATCCGAGGCTCCGGCGTCTTTTGCCCTGGGCCAATCGGCGGTTGTGGTTTACTCGACTACGCAAAATCCGGCGGCGATCAATGCCGGGCTTTGTGCGGAGCAAGCCTTCACCGTGGCGGGCGTTCAGGCTGGTTCGATTATTTTCGTGAACAAGCCCACAACGCAAGTCGGGCTGGGAATGGCAACTGGCCGTGTGTCCGCCGCGAACACGATCCAAGTGACATTCTATAATCCGACTGCCGGGAACCTGACTCCGACAAATCCGGAGAACTATCTGGTTGTCGAGATTCGAGCCCCACTGGTTCAGACCGCAACGCTCACTCCAGCGTCAGTTGCGGCGAACACGACGGTTGAGCAAGTCTTTACGCTCACTCCGGCGGTGGGCGCGTTCGGATTGTCGAGTCATCAAGTCGGACTCACCAGCGGCATCACGGCGCTGAATCAGAATCCGCCCGGAAGCAACACACTTGCGGCTGGCGCGCAACCAGGTTCGATCAACCGCACTCTGGTTACGTTCGGTACTCCGCAAACGGTGATCGTCAATAAGCCAACGTCTCAGGCTGGCTTGGGGATCGGCAACGTGCGCGTGGCCGGGAACAATCAGCTTGGCATTACGTTCCTGAATACAACCGCTCTTGCCATCGTTCCTACTGCCGCGCAGGTGTACAGCTTCTTCGCCTGTCGTGGCATCAGCCTCAACACGCCAGTCGTGACGTATCTTGCCGCTCTCGCCCCAGTTGCGGTGGCGCAAGCGACTTGCGCGGAACAGGCGTTTGCGACAATCGTTGGCATTGATGTCGGTGACAAAATTATCGGCATCAGCAAGCCAACGGCGCAGGCCGGTCTTGGGATTGTGGGCTGGCGCGTGTCCGCCGCGAACACGGTGGCTATCACTTATGCCAACGTCCCGGCTGGCGGTAACATCACGCCCACGACGGAGGTCAACACGATCTATGTGTTGAAATCTGAAATTGGCGAGAACGCGGTGCTCCGGCAATTCAACGCGGTCATTACGCCCGTCGCTGTCGCCACCATCACAGGTGCGGAACAAACCTTTACCGTTACCGGGCTTCCAGCCCTGTCTCCGGTGATGGTGAATGCCGCAGTTGCTCCGGCCTTTGCTGGGAATCTCGGAACGGCTCTGCCAAACGGACTTGCGCTTGGAGGGTGCCGCACGAGTGCACTCAACACGCTGGCAATCAACTTCGTGAATATGTCAGCGGCGGCAATCTTGCCGGGCACTCTCTGCATCACGATCCTTGCAGCGCAACCGGATATTTCCGGGGTCACTGCCGGGGCCGCTGGATCGGCTGTCGTTTGGCCGGTTGACGTGCAGGAAAGCCAACAGCAAGAGTCCGCAGAAGCCGTGCGCCAAGCATTGGTCGCTCAAGGCGCGATGGCCGGTCTTGCTGGCGCGTAACATCTCCGGCGCGCGCACTGCCCGGTGACGCGCGCTAAACGGCGGGGACGGAATCGGCGCCGTCCCCGCTCTTTCCAATCTAGAGGTCTGTCATGTCGAAAAGCAAAGTGAAACGTTTTGAACCGAAGGCGTTTCCAGAAGGAGAGGAAATGTCATTCAGTCAATTGACCGAGGAATACGCTCGGTTGAAAGACTGGGCCGCGACAGCCGCTGAATACATGGACTCGCTGAACGAGGACATCGAGATCGTGAAAGCGCGTCCCGATCCAACGCTCATGGCCGAACAAGTCGCCTCGTTGATCGCGCGCATGGACGGACTCGCCAGAGCCCCGGTTGCGAATACGGCGCAAGCCCCGATCATCACAGGCGGCTCCGCGCAATCCGACTTGCCGCGCTATATGTAC